TACTATTAAAAATAATAATAATAATACTTTTATGGCAATGTTAAAAAGTTTAGGAACTTTCGGAGTCGTTAAAGAGAAGATGTTTTCCGTTTCACATTTGTGAAAAGGTGTTAAGCTCCATCTGAAAGCACTTATTGTGCTGACGAATGGAAAACTTTCATCTGTCCCTTCAAGAGCTAAGATTTTACATAACCTGGTCGTACATATAAAGAAAATGGATTCCCATCATGGTTCCTTGGTCACTGTAAAGTGATTAAAGTGTAATCATGTGGCTCTCCAAAAGTATTTAGGTGACGACAAACTCGAATCCCTAAGAGGACTTGAGCCTAATATTCCCTTACCTCGTTTGTATCACGGACTACCTTCGATTATTAATCGAAAGGATAGAAAGAAAATACAACTTGGTAACACTGAAATTATTCAATTTTGATTGACTAGCTTCAGTTTGTATAGAGTCCTAAAGTCAGATTTTAATCCGAAAATTGGATCTATAACGGGAGAATATACAGGAGATAAAGATTACTCATGGGCATTCTTAGATTTTATTGATAGTGCTCCTCGTGGAAATTTCTTCTCTAGATTAGAGAGGTACTCTTCTTGGAGGTCTTCTGTCAATTTAAGGTCTAATAATGTTGCCCTAATCCAGTCGTCTTCCCCTTCGAATTCGGTTTCTTGACATGGTCTTATTAATGACTCTATTAAGATCCGTGATTCGGAGGTTTTCAAATATTTTATGGATTATATCACTTTAACTAAAAGTGACAATCTATATCGTATTTTTAAACAAGCTTTAACTTTTTATGAACAGCTTCCGTTGAATCAACTTAAAACTAAAAAGTCTTTGGTTGATTCTCTAGGTCAGCTGGCTTTTAAAGAAGAAGCTGCGGGAAAATTAAGGATCTTTGCGCTTGTTGATGTCTGAACACAATCTTTACTTAAGCCTCTTCATTTAGGATTATTTGATTTGTTAAAATCAATACCTAATGATGGAACTTTTGATCAGGATGCGTCAGTTCAACGTTCTAAGGAGAAAGCTGAGAAGTCGCAGTGTGCTTATTCATTTGATTTAAGCTCCGCGACTGATCGTTTACCTATCATTTTCCAGTCCGCCATCTTGGATAGAATCCTTCCTGTAAAGGTTGGAAACTCCTGAGCTGGACTCTTGGTTATGAGAGATTACTTTCTTCCTAAAAGTGCAAAGAAGTATAGTCTCACCGAGAAATCGGTGAGGTATACTGTAGGTCAACCCATGGGGGCTTTATCGTCATGAGCAATGTTAGCTATAACTCATCACTATCTTCTTCAGTTTTGCTCCTTTAAGAGGAATAAGACTTTTGGTTGATATGAGAATTATGAAATTCTCGGTGATGATTTAGTTATCTTTGACTCGGATGTTGCTACAGAATACTTGGAATTGATGCGGAAATTGGGTTTAGAAAT